CTAACTTACCCTTTAGATCAAAGCAGAACGTAGCGCCTTCATCTAAGAAAGTAACTAAGTAAAAAGAGTTCTCTGGACTGTACACGGTCGCTACAGGTGCCTGTCTACGCTCTATGTAAGAAATTAAGTCTGTCTTTACGTTACCACTCAAGTCCGACAGAGGTAAAGACTTTTCTTCTATTACACGCCCTAAGGCCCTCAGGCCGTTGTCAGACATAAATAACAAGTCGCTACCTGTGTGTTGAATAGAGTTACGATCAAAGCAACCTACGCCAGATATAGCATCATCCAGAGTAATTCCTGACTGAGCGTCACCTAGTACATTTTCAGCGTTACCGTAAGTTATAATACTGTGCTTACCAAAGATAATAAGGAAGCCGTTGTGTGCCGCTAGTCCTACAATTTCATCAGCACCATCAGGCCAATACAGACCTACATTGATAGAACCAGAGCTTCCTCCGTCAAAGTCATTACCAATTAGTAAATCAGACCAGTACACCGTTTGTCGCTCTGTGTTACTACTGGCGGCCCATACTCTACCATAAGCACCTATGGCCGCGTGACACCTGAGGATGTCTGGAGTTGCTTCCCCGTTAACATCTGTAAACGTCTTGAGTGACGAACCATCGTACACTAAAGGGTCGTGCCCTCGTTGATAAAAGTACGCCTTATCGTTAAACGTAAATATCTGCCAATCATCAGCACTTATGGTGTACCCTGATGGCGTAATATCCTCAAGAGTATCTGTGCCCTTGAATATCTTATTGTTACCTGCGCTTAATACACATTCATCTTCACCACCGTCCTTAGCATAGTAATGTACTTTAGCTAAGAAAGTGTTGTCCAGAGCAGTACCTTCGCCACCGTTATTAGTAAGCAAAGTTATGCCTTGTCGGGCCGCAATACGTCCACGCTTATCAATAATAGCGTTATCGGCAACAGCGGCATACGAAGGGTCCTGTGCTATGGGAGAATCTTCTGAGTTTATCCCCATGAACGCAGGAGCTACTAAGTTAATACTTTGAAGTGGCTGGGCCATACGTAATCCTTAAGGTGTAAACCAAATGGTTTCTTCTGGGTGCTTTTGAGCATCTAAGGCAATAGCATCAGACAAGTACTTATCAGCTAAACCAAAGTACTCAGGCGCTGATGTGCCTCCAGTTTCTCCTCGCTCCCTAGCGGCAAAGGCTACAGCCAAATGCAACACAGGTGAATGAGGAATCAAAAGCCTGTCTGAGTCATTCTTAAGCAACTCAGGGCGTATTGCATCAGGCACAGGGTCGTTCTTAATGTTGTCAACAACCACAGAACCTCTCAAGATACAGTTAAAGTTTAATACGTACTTACCGTCAGGCTTCGGGTACACATCAATCTGTGTGTCACCGTTGTCATCAACACCGTTAAATACATAGTACTGAGGAGAACCAGAGACAGGGTTTTGCATCATGTACTGATGGTCAAACCATATAGGCGTCTGGTACTTCATGTCCCAATCACTAGTATCATTGTACGCATGGAGAATCTTAAGGCTGTTGTTGCCACCCTTCATAATGTAGTTAAATACACCCTTCTCCGTAGTCACCTGCATGGTGTACCGTAGTGCTGACCAATCCCAAGCATTCTGTACAACCTCTCGCGCATCGTTAACAAAGTCACCGATAAGCTTACTGTACGGAGTAGAACCAACAGAGGATACCTCGTCTTCCCTAATACGTCTCAAGACATTGTTCACTAAATCTATGTAATTCATACTAACATTCCTCCGTTACCACCCGTATTACCACCACGCTTGGTTAACCTTCTCTTAATCAAGTCGTTCAACTCTTGAGTGTAGTCTACTTGTGGAGAACTAATCATCCCCGGAATAGGTGTACGCTCGTTGCTTAAACCAGAAACAACACCTGCATTAAAGTCACCCGCCTTAGGCGCACTAAATGTAGGCATAGGTACGTCTACATCTACACTAGGTAAATCTATGTTTGGTGTGTCAACATCAGGCATTTCACAGTACCAATCGTCTTGACTACCTATTCTTATCTCCTTACCACCAGCGGCCTTCTGCTCATCAGAACAAACAGTCACCGTAACAGAAGCAGGACCCTCAGGAATCTTAACACAGGTTTGACCCTGTACATCAAAGCCCTCTATACACTCCACAAAACTCTTGCATCCCCAAGATGTCATACGTTCTATGATCTTACCGTTTTCAATTGGAGTCTCTTTGTTACAGTTTAAGGAAGGAACTGGTACACAACCCTCGCCGTTACCATAGTCGATAAAGTCATCTAGACATTCACAGATTCCCTGTGCATTCTTAGATGCGTTAGGACCACAGGGGTTAGAGACATCAGGCATCTTAACACAACCTTTGCCATCACCGTTGTCTACAAAGTCCTCTAGACACTCACAGATTCCTTGTGCATTTATTGCTGAATTAGGGCCACAGTTGATTGATGGAATAGGTACACAGCCTAGGCCGTCTCCGTTGTCTATGAAACCTTCTTCACAGGGAGTAGAAACTGTGGGTACTGGTACACAACCCTCGCCGTTGCCGTAGTCTACAAAGTCCTCTAGACACTCACAGATTCCCTGTGCATTCTTAGATGCGTTAGGACCACAAGGGTTAGCTATATCAGGCATCTGACAGTACCACTTGGTTGGGTCATCTCCCTCTTTAACCTCTTGTCCACCTTCGGCTAACTCTTCAGGCGTACAAATAGACAGTGATCCACCTATGCCTGACAGATTACAGTACCAAGAGTCTTTGTTACCTATTCTAACTTCGTGGGCACCTGATGCAAGTTGCTCATCAGAACAAAGGTCTACACCATGTACCTTAGGCCCTGACTTACACAAGTAAGGCATATCAGGGAACATGTCCTCGTCACACGGATTCGGTATGTTCAGTGTGGAAACCCAAGAGGGGAAATCTAGCCCACCCGGAAGTGTAAAGTCTAAATCACCACCAGCCTTAAAGAAGCCGTAGATGGCTTTAGCTAAGTCTAGTTCACCTATGCCACCATCAATTGCACCTTGGATTCCTCGCTTAACAAAAGGAAATAAGGCTTCCGTAGGAATAAATGAGTTACCTTCGCGGAACCAGTTTTCAACATCAAAGCCACTACCAAAGGCGTCTTTAAGATATTGTTGTATTTTTACGTTGCTAAAGCCTCCTACAGCATTTATAGCAATGCCTTCTAAGTCTTCTCCTGATACTGTACCTTCCATGACACCTTGTACTATACCTGATGCTTGATCGAAAGTTATCCCAAGAGAATTAGCTAAAGTCTGTGTATGCTCCATGAACCACTGGGTTCCCGGACCTAGTTGATTTCCTGCGGCATCTACCCAGCCACCGTATATTCCCGGTGTTGCACCCCTAATCTCTGAAAACCAACCGCCTAAACCCCCTAGTACACCAGCAGTTACTAATGAAGTAGGATCAATTTTACCGTTGATTATTCCCTGACTTAGGGCTGAACCAACAACTCCAGTAGTTGCTCCACCGGCAAACCCTCCGCCTACCATGCCCAACCCAGCAGGACCAAGTACTCCTGCGGTCATAGTACCAATAGCTATTGACATAAGCATGTCACCTACTGGTACAGAATCATCTACCTTAAACGTCTTAGTGAAACTTGAGCCATTCCACTGGAACATGTCTCCATCATCATTCTGGAAGCTTGTGTTAAAACCGTAGCTCTGAAGAATAAAGTTGAACTCATCAGGGTTATCTTCTCTGTTTAAACCCTGTGCACTTAATTCTGATGTATCCTTAATGAATGAAAACCAAGTATCAAAGTCAAGTCCGGGGTTAGCTTCTTTAAAGTAACCCATGCCTTGATCTGCTTCCCAGTAACCTCTAATGTCTTCTTCTGTTCTCCACGCGCCCTGCTGTGTTACCTCACCTGTATCAGGATCTACGTCGTAATAGTTACCCCTAGCGTCTCCTAACTCAAGAGGCTGATGGAAGTAGTACACAGGTGTGCTAAAGTCTGGATCAGTCCTCCAACCACTAGGAGTATAGTAAGCATTAGACAAATACATGTTACCATCTTCGCCCTGTACTACAGGACTAGGCTTGTCATCTGTGATTGCACTTAAGTCGATACCATATACGTTACCTAAATTAAAGGAACCTAAGTTTAAATCAGGGTCTGGTTCAAAACCAGTAGTATAAATATCATCAGCCATTGGTTACACCCATGCGTTTATAACAAGTATATTATTACTAGATGTTACATCACTAACCTTCATTATCTTAAGTGATCCTGCGGGGTTGTAATTAATAATTCTAAACTTGTTTGTCACGAGGTCCGCAGGCAACGCTAGTACTGAATTAGAGGAGTCTAGCTGATTGTAGCCACGTAAGGTGGACACAGGACATCCCTCGACGTATCTTTCGGCTGGATAAAAGAACTGCTCGTTCCATTTGACAAACAAATCGCTACCTTGGTCTAACCCTGCTGTTACAGCATCTTCAATAACAATCTTAACGAGGTACGAACTGGCGGCTACTTGGTTACCTATGAGTGCATAAGCTTTACCTTGTGCTGTTGTTGCAGGACTCACGCGCCCACTAGAATCTGAGAGGTACACGGTTAACGCTAGTTCATCTAAATGAGTGTATCTAGAATCTAAGTCTACACTCAGGGGATCACCTCCACCCTCTTGGGTAAACTCAAGTATGCCCTCGTCTGTCAAAGTTACATCGTTAATAGTACCATCATAGGCGGCATCCCAGTTTTCTGTGTTGTATCCAGAAACCTCAAGGCTGTCAGCAGAGATGGAACCAGTGACCGATAAACTCTCAGAGCTAATAGAATCAGCCGTGAGAGACTCTGTAGTGATCGTGGTGGCCTCTAAAGATTGGTCTATAGTAGCATTACCACCTACACTAAGGTTGCCTGTGAAGTCCCCTGAGGCGGCATTAGTGCCTACTTCAACAACTTCATCACCTTCAGCACCTACGTATACACGACCTGTAGTTAAGTCAACAGCAGGCTCACCTTGGTCCAAAGACGTTGGCTTGCCTGTACCCCTCTTTAATTTAATCTTAGTAGTCATGTCTTAATCCTTGTGTACTTGTGCATTTTCTGTGGATACTTCTTTATCTGAGTATACACACAGACCTAAGCATACACCTGTTTTATCGGAGAATGTGCCCGTACATCCTGATAGCAAAGCATACAGAAGAATAACCAAAGGTGTCTTAATCATTCTGGAATCTCCTGTGTGCCTATCTCATGCTCTAGCTTCTCAATGAGTCCACCAATGGCATCTGACAGAGCATCCCGTAGACCATCCAATGTAGTCTCGTCTTTGGTTGCATTGCGTAAAGTAGATAGGGCGCTAATGAGTCCCTTGGCGTCTATGACAGGAGCGCCATTCTGACGGAAGCCATTGAGTCCGTTTACGGTGCCACCTCCGAACGTCCAAGCGTTAGTACCGTTGTATTCAAGGTACTTCCCAGTACCCATATAGATGCTACAACTATTCGGCAAACTGACGTTATATGCCACACCAGACGAGTTAATGACGATGCTGTTAGCGGCTTGGTTATTTTGGCCTGCTCTGTTGCCGATGGCGATTGAACTGCCACTTTGGTTGGTTTCTCCTGCTAGATACCCAATAGCAACTGTGCCTGCCCCCTGACCTGTAAATCCTGCTGAAGGACCAACAGCTACAGACCTATCAGACTGATTCGTCTTGCCTGCCCCAGCCCCAACAGCCACAGAATACTCGTCTTGATCATACTGACCCGCACTGTCACCGACAGCTACAGCACTCTGGCCTTGAGTTGTCCTGCCTGCTAAGTAACCAACAGCTAAAGCAAATTCACCTTGGTCTGTCTCGCCTGATAAGGCACCAACGGCGGTGGCGTTGTCGCTTTGGCCCGAAGTACCTGAACCGTTTCCGACAGCAACACCACTGTTTCCTTGGCTAGTCTTACCTGCATTAACCCCAACAGCAACAGCGTTATCCGTTTGATTTGTCTTACCCGCAGAAGCACCAAGAGCTACCGCGAAGGCTCCCTGACCGCTTGCTCCAGCACCCGTACCAGCAGAGAATGCGCGATCGCCAGCACCAGCCTTAGCCGCCAGTAGGTCACCAGTGACTGTGACGTTGCCGCTTGAGATGTTGTGGGTGAAGTCAGTCACAGCACCGCCGCCAAAGCGTATAGTGTCACTGCTGGTGGATTCTTGAATTACATAGTCGGAACTTCCGGCTAGTTCAAAGTGAAGACCTTTGCCATTCTTGCCGTTGACCTTGACCGTGCCGTCATAGCTGATGGAGCCATCACCGTTGTCAGTCCAGAGACTACCACCTGTGCCGCCTCCAGATTCCCATTTGTAGATAGGAGTACCATCTGTGGTTGTTCCATCAGGCTCCCATCCCTTCTGCTCTGGATTCGGTACTACTTTAGTATTCATTCTGAATCCTCCGCTGGCATCGTGGCTATCTCTTGCTCAAACTTTTCTATGAGTCCACCAATGGCGTTACCAATGGAGTCCCTAAGTCCCTCCAAAGTTGTCTCGTCTTGAGTAGCGTTGCGTAAGGTGACTAGGGTAGTGATTAGCTCTGAGTAGCCTATCTTCGGTGTGCCGTTGACGTACAGGGAGCCTGTGATGTCTACGCGGCCATTAGCGCCGATACGCATACGCTCAGTGCCAAGCTGATTAGACCCTCCAGTAAAGAATCTAATCTGACCTGACCAACCACCTGAATTAGTAGGACTGCCACCTGCGTAGAGGTCTAAATTTACGTTTGGCGAGGTTTTATTTACGTCTATGCCTGCGGTTTGTTGGATGTCGGGCGATAAATCTATTGTGTAACCTTGTGAGTCATTTACAGGTCGGCCTATGTGGACGCTACCATTAGCATCGATTCGCATACGCTCATTAGAGCCGTTGGTGCGAAATATAATTGAGTTGGCACTGCGGTTTGCTAAATAAACATCATTGCCAGAAGCAAAAAGCTCGCCATGTGGGACGCCATTTATGCCTAGCTCTATGCCAGTTTCATTATTGTGATCAATTATTAAGTATTTACCGCCAGAAAGTCTCATTGGTTCTGAAGCACCAATACCCACGTTGCCATCAGCGTTGATTCGCATTAAATCTGTCGAAACCGAATTTCCTAGCGGCCCTGTAGAAGATGTATCTGTCGTTGATTTAAATCGAAACCCAGTTTCTGCTGATGCGGATATGCCCATTCCATTAGTTGAAAAGTCGTTGCCAAAGACAATTCCAGAAGTCTGCACATCGCCTGTTGCACCTTGGCGCATTACTCGCATACTAGAAGTAAAAGGGACTGTGATGTTTGTGTACCCATCAGCGTCGATGGTCATGCGCTCGGAACCGTCAGTGCTAATTACAACAGGCTCAGAAGCACCTGAGCCAACATCAAGGCGGGTGGTTGATTTGAGTCGGGTCGAACTACCCCAAGAACCAAGCTCTAATGTTCTGCCACTATCGTCCGTTGTAGAAACCTTTGCTCTTTGCGATGCGCTGTTCTGAGTAATAGCCAGCATTGTTGAACCGGAGCTTGCGGTGCCAATACCCACATTGCCCTTGTCATAGTATATGTCATCTCCGTCTGCTTCCCAAAGTCCACCACCGGAGCCACCTGATTTTACCCATTCCCACTTAGATCCGTCCCACTTCCATCCTTCAAAGACTTCTCCGTCCGCAGGGTCAGAGGGAAAACCTATAGTCCTAGTGCTCATTCTGGAATCTCCTGTGTTGATACCTCAGGCTCTGGTGCAGGCATAGCCGCTATCTCTTGCTCAAAGCCAGCCACAAGCTCGTCTATGGCATCCCGCAGACTCTCACGGATGTCCTGTGTTTCGTCCATGGTGGCCTTGCGTAGGGTGACTAGGGTTTTGATTAGGTCAGTGGATCTAGTTACAGGTACGCCATCAACCTTTAATTCGCCGCCTTGGAACTGCCACTGACCACTACCAATATGTGGGTCAAAATCAAGACTGCCCTTGGAGCTTTTAAAATAAATATGCCCTTCGTGGGGACTGCTCCTTACATAACCAGACGAGTTAATAATGATGCCGTTAGAGCCTTGGTTCTCATAACCAGCCTCCCGCCCAATAGCAACAGAAAAGTCGCCTTGATTTATTTTCCCGGCTCCCTGCCCAATAGCCACTACCAATGAACCGGAATCAGGCTTGGACGTCAGGAAATCACCTTTGAGGACCAAATCGCCTGTTATGTCTACGCGGCCATCAGCGTCGATGGTCATGTGGGTTGCATCGCCCGCCCTAAAGGTCAAGGTGTCATTAGGGTGGTAGTAACTAATACCTCCCGCTGCCGAATTATCGTTGTCACCGAACCAAAGGGCTTGCTCACTAGAAGAGGTTGCTAAGAGTTGTATTGCATTATGGGTGCTACTTTCTACCAAAAGGTCTGTGTAAGAATGTGAGGTGCCGCCTGAGTCACCCGCTGAAACATGTAGCTTGTCAGTAGCATCGCTAACGCCAATACCCACGTTGCCATCTGAGTAATAGATGTCAT